GGAGTGTTGTATAACGATTAGATAACGCTAATATCCTCAAAATCATCGATATGGTCATCAATCGTGCGTTCGTGATAATCGGTTTCACGCCCCATAAGACTTTCCAAGAGCTGTGAAACTGCCATCTTTGTTAATTGGGATCATTTGCACGCTCATATTCTTGCCATCCCATTCCATTAAAACTATGCCCATTTGCCAGTTAGCCAAGCCCTTAGTATAGGAGGCTTTTGCCCTGTTCATGAGATTGCCTGTTTCGACCCCGTAAAGGGGTCTGTAAGCCCCGTAGAGCCCCTCTGAGTAGGCAGACATACCCAACCTATGGGTGTGACCACAAACCACGCTCTTTCCTGCCTTTTTGGCAAGATTTAGGGCAGTCTGTCCAGCGTTGGGGTTCATGTTGCCCTCATCGCCATGAGCCAAAATCCAGCCCTTTTCAAATTCATAGAATGTTTTATGAAAGGTAATGCCCATAGAATCAAAATCCATAAACTTGGAATACTGCAATTCGGGAAGTGAGATCATTCCCGGAACTTTTAGGAGAGTGTTATATAAGCGATCAGTATGATTACTGCGGATAATATGAGCTTCTCGGCTGTGCTCTGTGAGAGCCCAAAGGATCTCTTGAGTAGCTGTGCGGTCATCATCCAAAGTTTGTTGATAAGCCAAAGGTGTTTTCTCAGCCCATCGGCTAATTGTTTGAAAATCGATTTCATCGCCAACGCAAAGAACACTATCGAACCTCTCTCGTTTGGCTAACTTAATGACATTCTTGACTGCTACTTCATGGTGGTATGGGATTTGTAAATCCGAAATTACCAAGTATCGTTTAATCGTCATCCTCATCGTCAGTTGGATCTATGGAAGGAATAATCCCTCCATCGCCTACGACCCAATTGGGAAATGTTTTTACTTCAGTCATAAGCCAGAAAGCGTGCTCAGGTGTGAATCCTGCTTTTCTAGCTGCTTTGTAGCATTCGTGCAGAGCCAAGTAATGCTGATCGATCTTTGATAATGGTTCAGGAGATTGGCGAACGACTCGACGATTGATCTTTTTGCGTTTGATAGGTTTTCGTGTGTTCGCCATAATTAAAATTATCGCTTACTAATTAAAACAAACAGATCATCGACACGCTGTTCAAGTCTTGTAATTTGATCCTTGATTGAACTTCCAGAATTGGGTTTCAATTCTTGTAAGTAGGATTTAATAACCCAGCGCAGACCCAGCAATAAACTTGTAGATACGGCGGATACGCCAACGGCTATACCAACCCATTCGTTGGCTGTCATTTCGCATTAAGTCCATAATCAGCTTCTTTGCCAGACTTTGGATCGAGTGCTTTTGCAATAGGTGCAACTAAAGCACCAGCCAAGATTGCAAACTCTGGTCGAATATCAGCAACGATCGCTAACAGGACGGTTATGCCGGATGCAGCCACAGCTCTCAAATATGACTTAATTGCTGCTTTGTGCTTGTTAGATAGTTTCATTTGTTTCCTCATCTAGTAGGTCGATTTCTTCAACAATATTGTTGTTTGGTTTTGATTCGTCATAGCCGCCTAAGCCGTAAGTAATTGTTTTCATTAGACCGCCCTTAATGCAACAAAGGGTATATTTGTAGAAACGCTTGGACTGCTGGCTGTGGTAAAACTTGAACTTGCATTTTCGCTTCTGGTAAAACCAATAGCAGGTGCGTTACTGGACAGGTCTGCAAAACTGTACATATACGAAACCGAATTGCCCGCGCTTTCAGCAGCAAAGTATGTATTGGTAGTCGCTGCTGTAATTGAATTAAAAGCAAGCCAATAAAAACCAGCCTGTAAAGTTTGATTGATTGTTATTTGATAAATTGTTGAGAGTGCTGTAATAGATACTGTGCCTGCATCAAGCAAAACTGTGTCGGGTTTTCCATTCAAATTATTAAAAATACCAAGACGACCACTTGCTGTCCCTGAAAATGTTGAGGCGGTTCTAATTGCTATTCTATCGTATGTGGTGGTGCTTGGAATAAGTAAGGGAGTATATCTAGTTATATTTGCGCTATAAGTTGAAGCAATCGGAGTTATATTAGTAAGTGTCCGATAGTAGCGACCAGAAATATGTTCTGTGTTGCCAGCAACACCGGATGGGCCTTGCGCTCCAGTGGCTCCAGTGGCACCAGTAGCACCAGTAGCACCAGTAGCACCAGTATCGCCCTTTGGCCCTTGCAAGCCTGTCGCAGAAACAGTAACAGTATTTTCTACAGGCGTAACTGTTACAGAATTGACTACCTCAGTAACTGTTAAGGTATTGCTCATCTAGTTACCTCAGCTGAAACAATGACTGAACCTTGAATTAAACGAGTAACAACGCCTGACCCAGATGTTATCTCTAAGTCATATACATAAACTGCCGGTGTCAATGCAGCAGTTTGAGTTGATGTAATCGTGATTGTCAATAATCCTGTTGCAGCGGTAATGACAATTCCAGCACTCGAGGTCAAACTTAAAACTGTAGTCGTGCTTTCATAACTGCTTCTAATCTGCATTGCAGCTGTGTAACCAGTTAGGTTGATTGCTGCTCCTGCGCTGTCTTTGTATGTTAAGGCTAAACTATAAGTTGCGCCTTGATCTATTGAGATTTTATAGTTATCAGCCAATTTGTCCTCCTAGTAGTGGGATGTTAAAGAACTCTCCTGATTGTTTTGCATGAAATGAAACATGAATATGTTTGGTGTGTGGATTTATGCCCTTGTATTTACGCCATCGCCAGTTTAATAGTTTGCTGGCAATATGATGATTATGAATAACATATTTGATTCGTTTATCTGTTTTGCCAGCAATTCGGATTTGATCGGCAAGATAGGCAGATATGCCTTCGGCTTGACCTAGATCAGCCGTAATGTCAATTGCACAAACCTCACCCGAAGGCAACGGGTTGTGATCCGATTTTACTTTTTGATGCCTAGCGTCTGAAATCCAACCATCCGATTTTCTAGATCTATCGGCAAAGCAATCATCAATTTGCTCTCTCAATTGAACAGCTGCTTTAGATAGGTAAGGCTTCATTAGCCTTTAGGTTTGCCTAATTTAAGACCTTTGGGAATTGGCTCGCTGTATTCCCATTTGCTTATGTATTGAATACCATCGCCGTCATCTTTTAACTCAATACTGCCATTGTTAAACTCTTTATCCTCAATGTCAGGATAAGTTGCTTTGATTTGTGTGTATAATTTCATATTATGCTCCTATAAAGTTTGCTGCGAAATAACTTGTATCAGCAGATTTGATTACATCTAAACTACCACCAGAAGTTTGATAGACCTCTAATGTAATATAATCGGTAGCAGTTAAATAAAGTATATTTGAATATCCCATTATGTTTCCAAAAGAAGATGTAGCATTAACTTGTTCATTATTAACATAAGTTCCATTTTTTGATAATCTTATTTGTCTAACACCAGTAGCATTCGTGTCATAACCAATGCTTGCTGTAATTTGCCAATAACCAGTTTTGCCACTTGGTATTGTCAATCTCTCAGTATTTGTTGAAGTGCTGTGAATTGCATCTGTATCAAATTCTTCATTAGCCCAAGTAATTGTCGTTACAGTATTATTAGAAATGCTTTGATTTGTAGTGCCGTATGCTTTTGCTCCAACAAAAGTTGAACCACCAGCAGGGGTTGCCCATTTTAATCCTGTTGCTTCGGCACTATCGGCAGTTAAAACAGTTCCATTTGCACCGACTGCTAATCTTGCAGGTGTGTCAGCAGCAGTTGCTGAAATGATATCTCCCTTAGCATCAACAATTGCATTTTGAATTGCATTAGCATCATCGGAAGTTGCCCATGCTGGCACTCCACCAACAACAGATAAAACCTGTCCAGTTGTTCCAATTGCAAGTCTTGTGTTGGTGTTTGCTGTTGCTGAGCGATATTCAATATCGCCGAGCGTTGTTGAAGGATTTAACGCTTTGGTTGTTGTATCAATAGATGAACCAAGCGTGCGAATAGCAGCTGCGCCATCCTTAACCAGATCGGTGTCGTCCGGTGTTTCCCAATTATAGTTCGTAGTGTTTGCCATATTAGGCTACTGCTCCAATCGCATTTTCCCATGTAAGTGTACCACTTAGAGTGTTCCAAGCCTCTGAGGCTGATAC